AGGACTGTCTTCTGGCCCTTGGCCTTTGGCTAGTGCAGATTCCACCAATGTGGCGCTGCACCATGCCGAAAAACAGGTTTGTGCGGGTTGCATGGCAAAGCGCATAGATTCCACCAACCCACCTTCCCTTTGGGAACAAAAACCTTTACAGGAGATTTTGATTTGATTTATCCAGCAATTTACATAGCCGCCCTAGTCACTGCTAACCTGTTGGTGGCATGGCTTGGCCCCTGGTTTAGCCCCATCAATGCCTTTGTTCTCATTGGATTGGACTTGTCATTGAGAGACAAACTCCATGAACAATGGGAAAACGACAAACTGGTGTTGAAAATGGGCGGCTTAATAGCTGTAGCTAGTGGGGTTTCCTATTTGCTCAACCCAGCGGCAGGGTCGATTGCTTTGGCCTCATTTCTGGCATTTGCCCTTGCCATGAGTGCCGACACAATCGCCTATCATTTCTTGCGTGATAAGCCTTGGATGATTCGCTCAAATGGGTCAAATATTGCTGGTGCTGCCGTTGATTCATTGGTGTTTCCCACAATTGCTTTTGGCGGGTTGTTGTTGCACATTGTTGCTTTGCAATTCGTTGCCAAGATTGTCGGCGGGTTGATTTGGAGCAAAATTCTAAGCAGGAGACAAGATGAATGAAATAACTTGGTCTTACCCAACTTCAAAAGAAGAACTTGTAAATCATCCAAAATATTCAAAACCAGTTGTTATGAAAAAAATGGGGGTTGTTCATGTAACTGGATATGAAAGAGCTTATTTGTGGGGATTTATTAAGACAAGAACAAAAATAGGCGAAAAAACTATTTGGGATGCTGGATATTCCATTTACGAATTGAAGGATTGAAATGTTTGAAGACTTTTGGAAGGCATGGCCTAGTAGTCCCAGAAAAGGGGCTAAATCGGCTTGCAAGAAGGTTTGGGACAAGTCCTATTGCGACACCCAAGCAGACCAGATCATGAAGCACCTGGCCTGGATGAAGACCACAGAGCAGTGGCTAAAGGCAAATGGGGCGTTTATCCCTGCCCCTTTGGTGTATCTGAACCAACAACGCTGGGATGGCGCAGAAGTGCCTGAAATGGCGTTTAAACCGCTTGTAGACCCTGCACTAGCCAAGATCAAGGCAGACATTGCCAAGGCAGCGCCTATGCCCGATCACATCAAAGAGCGTTTGGCTCAATTAAGGCGGCAATGAACAAGATAGAAGCCCATGAAATCCTTGAACAACAAAAACAAGGACTTGCAGTCTCGCAGTATCTTGTCAACAGAGCCTTGGTTGTATCAGGAGACCTTGGAATGGCTTGTTCACCTTGCCAAGCAACCTGGGTGGAAGGGCCAAGCATGGCACAGGGCCAAGGAATTAGAGAGTTGTTCTACCCATTTGTGGCTAGGGATAACCCAGGACTTAATCAACCAAATGAAGGCACACAATGAGCGAAGCACTAAACCGAGTAATTGAAGAACAGCAAAAGCGTATTGATGACCTTTTGGAAGGAAATAAAAAGCTGATTGAGAGGTCTGCCAGGGTGTTTAAACAGAATGAAGAACTGTTTGAGGCAATGGCTAGATTGCTGGATTATGACTTGCCCTCAGATAATATTACAGATAAACAATGGGCAGACTATTGTTCTCTTAAGCACGAGGTAAGAATGCAAATGATTGATGCGGGTTACTGCGTTCGATGCTACGACTTTGTTTGTGAATGTAATGAGTTTTGATATGAGACACGATATTGATTGGACAAAGGTTCATTGCAAGGTCGGGCAACGAGTGCCCGTTTATCCATTCAAGAGAGAACCATTTATTGGTGAAGTTAAGCGCATAAAAATGAACCGATTTGGTCGGGTCAGTTATGTCATTGATGACATAGAAGTTATGGCAGAGGAATTGTTGCCAGCTAAAAACCAAACAAAACTCAAGATGAGGGTTAATCAATGACTATTTACCTTGGGCTGGATCCGGGTTCCATAAGCGGCGCAGTTGGCGCATTGGATGCAAATGGCGATTATTTGGACTCTTTTATGATCGAGCATAAAGACAAAAATATATTGCCCCTTGTATTCAAAAACATGGTTCTAAGGTGCATTGACCCAAGGGAAGGGGCAGAGATATGCATGGAATCAGTGCATTCAATGCCAGGGCAAGGCGTTGCCAGCAGTTTTCAGTTTGGCAGGGCAGTAGGTGTTATCTCAGCCGTTGCTGAATTAACAAATTACCCTTTTCACTTGGTAACCCCTCAGAAATGGAAGAAGTATTTCCACTTGACAAGCGATAAGAACGAAAGCCTAGACCTAGCCCGTAGTTTTTGGCCAGAAGCCAAGTTAACCAGAAAGAAAGATGGCAACCGCGCAGAGGCATTACTGATTGCACTTTATTGGAAAGACCAAATAAATGGCAAGACCGATTAAATTAGGTGCAAGAAACACAACAGTAGATTTAAGCGCAGAGCAAAGGGCAATTCTTGAAGTGCTTGGGAATGGCAACTTAAACCAGGGCGCAAGGGTAGCGATTGACTGGGCAGCGCACTTCTTCAACTGTGGCTTAGACCCTGAAATGAACCTAAATTATGTGGGCCTTGTCACTACACTTCCAAACCATGATGATGATTGACCCAAAAAATGCCGTTAGAAGGGCTTAAAAGTGGCCTAGAAGGGCTTGTTTTTCTGAGGGCACATAGGGCAAGGGCAAAATGGCTTGCAGGGGCTTAAAACAGGCAAGAAAAAACCCGCACTTGGCGGGTCTTAGTTAGTGTGGGCTGACTTAAGATGTTAGGTCTTCACAAATTGACATGGCATCATTGATTTCTTGCATGAGTTGGATTTCTTGGTCTTCAGTCATGCCCATGTCTCGCAATTCCATCATGGGCATTTCCCCTTCTGTGATTGAACGATCATAGGCATTCTCGATTCCCCAAGGGCCAAAAATAATATCGTCAACTCTAATATCAAAACAAAACCCTGCTTCATCAATTGATTCCAAAGTGACAAAACTGCATTTCTGGATAATTTTGTCGTTGATTTCTTTAATCTGGTTATTCATTTCAAAGCCTTTCCGTGAGTGCTTGATAATTTATTCAATTGTGAGATTTCGGGAACCCAATAATCCCCCTCTGAGCCATTTACAATGCGATCATGGAAACCCAGCCACAATTCTGCTTCAATAATATCGCCCATTAGCCACCAGCCCACACTTTGAGAATTTGGCATAACCCCATAGATATGGACTAAATCATTGCGATCAATTCGATAATTTCTTTTTCCATACTTTGTGCGTAACGCATTACGCAATTTTGTGTGTGATATTGTTTCCATTTTCAAGCCTTTCATTTTTTGCGGGTTAATATTCTGAGAATGAGTGCAAGGGTTGCATAAATCATGGTTTTAGTGCAATGTGTAGGAGATATTTTTGATTGACTTGTCCCAGCAATTGCGACAATCGGCGCATTTATTCCCTTGTTTAGGGGCTGGGCATGAACCCTCAGTGCTTGAAACTGTTGAAGTATTTTCAAAGTTTTCTGGTTCTTTGCCATCAATCATGGCAGCAGAAACCCTTACACAAAGATTATCGGGAAACTTGCCAAAAGTCTCTAAATATTGGTTGATTATCTTTTTCTCTCTTGTAGGAATCCAAAACTTAACACTTGGCAAACTGTCAGCAATTTTCACAATGTCCAAAAGATGCCCGAATGATTGCAAGTCTCCTGAATCGTGCCACCTAAAATAATCGGTCTTTGAGTCTCCAATGAGTTTGGTCATTGAATCAACCCATGAAATTGATGCTAGACCCTCTTGTCTCTTTTGATGTGAAATTTGTACGCTGGGATATTGATAATTGGATTTGAGTGCATAGCAATCGTGGCAAACTGAGCCTTTTATCTTTGCTAGTTTTGCACCTACATTGCACAATTTTGCACTAATGCCATAAGTAAACCCAGGCATTTTGCTAGGCTTACCAAGGCTCCCAGCCACTGAAAGGGCTAGTTTTTTGGTTAACCTAGATTTAGGGATAGCGAAAAGCATAGTTTGTTGCATAGTGACACCTATCAAAAAAGTTAATGAACCCCAGGCAAAGCCCAGGCCAAAGGGCACAGAATGCCCTTGAGCCTTGGTTTTATGCGTTATTCTTCAGCGTATGCCGACTCTATACGCTCGTTTGTGTCATCGCAATATAAACCAGAATCCTCCCAATTTATATCGCATCCCACCACTTGCCAACCATCATTTAATGATTCATTGATTGAATCAATTATCAATTTTTGATTATGTATGGCTGATTTATATGAAATTGCCGCACCATCTGAGGTTATGAAATAGCGCGGATAACCTCCAGGCCAAGCATAAGGTTCGCAAAGGTCTTGTTTAAATTGTTCGATAGTATATTGACGCATGATTTAAGCCTTTCAAAATGTGGTTTTATCGGTTTAACTGATACATGGTGTATCCAATGGTGATAACCATCGTTCCATGATCGATAAGGGTTTTAATCCATGATTGATCGTGGGAATCCCACAAAGGGGAATCAATGGGCAGGGTTTTAACTGGTTTCCAGCCATCAGCCTGGGTTTTATGGTGCATGGTAATGGTGTACATGATTTAAGCCTTTCAGTATGTCCAAAGAATGAAAGCCAAGGCAAGGAAAGCCAAGGCCGAACCGATAACAACAATTTTGTCTGATGGGTGCATAATGTAACGCCTTTCAAGTGGTTAGATTAATCCCTAGGAAAACCCTAGGCCATAAACCCCTAGAATTAATCCAAGGGTTTACAGTCTAGGTTTTACTGTATCGGGTCGGTTTGCGAGATATGGAATACAGTTACCGCACGACACAATTTATCGGGTTTTCCATCTTTATTGGTTTCAATCCAAGTGACGCACTTGATACCCTTTTCCCCTTTTCGCACTTGGCGGTTTAAGGCTTTCCAAGCGTTATAAGTAAAGATGTTTACCCTTGGCACAATGTCATTGTGGGCTATGCCCTTGGCTGCAAAGCCTTGCACGATAGCAGGGTAATTTAAGAGTGAATCCCCTTGTTTAGCACGATTAAGGGAATCGATTGATTGTGTGATTTTGTCCATGATGTAACGCCTATCAATAGTTGTTGTTGACATACTCTGTGAGGCTAGAAACCGCATCAGATAATTCGGTGCATTTCTTAATGTGGCTTTTAACTAAAGAAATGAATCCACTATCTTCAATTAGTTGCCAAGGGCTTACAGTTGTTTCATTAGAAATGATCGACACAATAGTGTCTCCGCCCAGATCGTCACAAGTTACTTTATCCATGATGTTTACGCCTATTGAATGTTGATGGAGTCACTGGTTTTCGTTTCCAGTGATATAAATATAACGCCATCATCCATGCAAAGATATAGGGACAAACCCTAGGTTCCCCCATTATTTATATAGGTGCTTACCCGATGAACTACAAAGTATACAGATAACAATCTATGTTCTCATATAGTGTATACAATCCTGTATGCAATTGTGTGTGCAATCTATTTAGTCAGGTTACCTTACTAAGGTGCTTATGCCATTTTCATCTAAGCCTTATGACTTTTCTGTCTAAAGATGGCCATCAGGGTTTACCCTTACTCGTTTACCCGTAGGTACTTACCCTATTAGGGTTTACCCTTAAGGGTTTGTAGGGGGGGAGGGGGTGTGTGTGGTGTGAGAGATTTTGTGGTGCCCCCTATCCACAAGAAAAGCCAATTTAGCCTAATCTTTGGTAAGAAAAGGAGTTGGTGGAGTCTTAGGGTAGTCTTGTCTCTAGCTGGATGACAAGTTTCATTTGGGCACGGAGTGGCTACCCGAGGTAAGTCGAGTGCTTAAAAACTTAGCAGATAGCTGCTTGGGTGTCTGCCACAGGGAGAGCCTACTTCTAGGCTTACTCTAAGTTCTCTACTTAGCTTCTCTGCGGTCATAACAGGGGTTTGCAGGTTCGCCCTCTGTTGAGTCGGGTAGCTGTACCGACACCCATTTGTTGACAATGTATTAGAAAAGGAAACCCTTGTCAAACGAATTTAGGGTCTTTTGAGCCTTCTTTCGCTCCTTGCGCTTCTGTTTTCTAATAGACTGTTGATTTGTAAGACCTTTCTTTTCTACTGCCAGACCAAGCGCAGCGTTTGAGATACTGCCTTTCCAGTGGTGGATTGCCACCTTGAGGTTTGTGATCCTACGCTTGTTAGCTTGTTCTTCTGGAGTAAGCTCAATTGCCATGAAAAAAGCCCTTTAGGGGTGATACAGTCTAGCCCCCGAGTATCCCCAGGGCTGTACCACTTCTAAAAGGCTTATCTGGCTAGAACAGATGGTTGCATTGTACTAGGGTTTACCCCACTTGTCAAACAATGTATAGTTCACCAAACTTCCATAACTGGGTAAAGTATGAATGTGATTGATGCACTGCCAAACAACCTAAAGAAAAAAGGTCGCCCGAAAGGGGCTGTGAACAAGAAGTTCACTATGGCTACCTATGCTGAAAGACCTGCGGCACTCCTGCCAAAGACTGAAGTTCAGCGCATCAAAGAACTCAAAGACCTCCTGATAAACAGTGCAGGTTCCAATGTCGTTCACAAAGCAATTGAGATTGCCATGAATGATGAACACCCAGCACAGGCGGCTATGCTCAAACTCTGTATGGACAGAATGCTTCCCGTCAGTCTGTTTGAGAAAGAAGGCAAACAAAGGAATGCTGTCACGATCAATATCACTGGAATCGGTGAAGTAAGTCATACTCCTGTGATTGATGCAGAAGATATTGAGTCACGCAATGTCTAATAAAAGTGAAAGGCATGAAGCCAAACTTAATGGAGACAAGTTTTATTTCACTGGTAAGCCATGCAAGCATGGACATATTGCTCCTAGATACACTGGCAAGGGGACTTGTACTGAGTGTATGAAACTGTCTTTTGATTTGAAAAAAGAAGATAGATTGCAAGAAATGAAGACCAACTACTCGTCCAAAAAAACAGAATATTCTGAAAGGATGGTAGATTGGCGCAATAGGAATAAGCACAAGCAAGCAACATACTCCTCTCAAAAAAGATCGGCATTGCTACTTAGAACTCCCAGATGGCTGTCTACTGACGACAAACAAAAAATTGAGGAATACTATTACACCGCCCATATGCTTGGAATGCACACTGGCGAACACTACCATGTTGACCACATAGTGCCATTAAGAGGCAAGATGGTTAGTGGATTAAATGTTCCTTGGAATCTTCAAATCCTTGAAAAGCAAAAAAATCTTCAAAAGGGAAATAGGTTTCATGTCTGATTTAAATTTTTCGCTGTTGCCATGGCAAGAGACTGTTTTTAAAGACCCTACAAGATTTAAGGTAATTGCGGCTGGTCGTCGATGTGGTAAATCAAGACTTGCAGCAACAATACTGATTATTGAGTCTTTGAAATGCCCTCCTGGTAGCGCAGTTTTATATGTGGCCCCAACAAACGGACAGGCAAGACAAATTGTGTGGGATGTGTTGTTAGAGATTGGACGGGATGTTATCCAAAACAGTCACATCAACAATATGGATATCACCATGATAAATGGTGCAAAGATTTATGTTCGTGGTGCTGATAGACCAGATACCCTGCGGGGTGTGT